ATCTGGCAGGGACGGCCCCTTGCCATTGAAGTGAAGACCGAGACCGGAAGGGTAAGCCCAGAACAGCGGGCTTTTCTCCGGTCCTGGGACATGGCCGGGGGAATCGGGTTTGTAGCCCGAAAACTGGAGGACGTAATCAATGAGCTATCTCGACGGTAATACGCACTGCGAATTTTGCAACATCGTGGCCAAGGAAGTTAGCGCGCTGCGCTATGAGGTTTCTTGGTACAAAAAGAAGCTCGAGCAGTCGCAGATTGAGCGGGCCAGGCTTGAGCGCGAGGTCGCAAGGTCTGCCGCTGGGGCAGTGGTGGATACCACGAAGCTCGATCCTGAGCGGGCGATCATGATCCTTGAGTCTGAATTTGAAGTGCCGCACGTTTGCGGTTCAAGGCGCTGCGGCGCTGCTTGCGGTTAGACGCCGCTTGCACGATACTGCGGGAGATGCCAACCCGCGTAAGCCGTGACCCGCTTTGCATCTTGACGGGTTGCCTCAACACGACCCAACACCGTTCCGGCGTTTGCCAAGAATGCCGCACGCGGACCTGCCAGAGCTGCGCGAAGGTCTATATGCTCAAGGACTATCAGCAGGGCACCGTCGCGACCAAACTTTGTGCGAGGTGTCGCGGGATCAAAAAGAAACGGGTAAAGGTCGGTCATGTCTGAGACCAACGTCCTAAGCCCGCTATACATGGATCGCGATTCCCCGATCGGGAATTCGGTCGATGACTCTGGCAGACGCGGTTTACACGTCATTCCCCAGGGCGGCGCCACCGGGATCAAGCCCTACGATCTGGGGCGCATCTCGACGATCTCAGTCAACCACTCTGCATGGGTCGCGGCACCATCTGCGGCACTGGAAAATAGGAAAAGCATTTTGATCCAGAACACCGACAAAAAGTGGACGCTGCTCTGGAACTACACGAACGATCCGGCAAACCTAACAGGCTATGAGATCGGGGCGGGCGGCATCAAAGAAGTGAGTCTTTCGTCCTCTGTTCAAGTCTATGTGCGGATCAAGGAGGTCACCACCGACGTGACGACCCCCGTGATCGAGGAGCTGGCCTGATGGGATTCAATCGCACCTACAATCCGCCACTCTATGCTCCGCTGATCCAGACTACCGATCCAACTCAGGCCCCGGTTGTGGCTGGGGCAACCTTCGTCAACACGACGACAATGTCGGTCTATGTGGCAACGGGCAGCAGCTCGAGCGCGGACTGGAAGTTGATCCTCGGACCCAAGGCCGTGATTGCAAACAACGTGAACGTGAGCGGGTTCAAGTATATCCCGTACACGGTTTCCACCCAAGACGTCGTGCGTGGCTACTTCGATCTCACTGGATCAATCGAGCAGATTTTCTACATTAGCCGGGAGCGCGTTCTATACAACGAGGGCCAGGACTGGAGTATGGTGCCAACCCTTGGTGGGGCTCGCGTCACGCTCAGGGATCCAATGCTTGCCCCATCGCCCGAGGCTATCGAGGCAGGCGATCAACTATTCATTTCGGCCATCTCTTCGGCCAAGTATTCGATCAACCCGTATCTGATCACAGCGCAAGATCTAGCAAAGGGTTACATCTCAGTGCCTTTCGCCGTGTCGAAGGTTCTCTACTTGGCCAGGGAGCGCGTTCTCTATTACGAGGGCCAGGACTGGACGGCAGAAGTCTACGAGAACGAGACTCGAATCAAGCCGCTGGGAGCCCTGGCAGGCGGTGGGCTCGAGCAGCTCGAGGCCGACGAGACTGTTTTCATTAGCGTTTTGATCTAGTCAAAAAGCACTTTGCAAGTTTTGAAACAGGCCCCACGCTACTTGATGGCGCAATGACGCGCCAATAAACAAAAACACGAGGTTTCTCATGGCCGTATCAGGCAAGGTTATCGTCCTGAAAAACGATCAAGCACTCCGCGCACTCGACAGTTCCGGCAGTGTTCAGTCGCTTTTCAAATTGGACAGCAGTTCAAAATTCCAGCTTCTCAAGCTCCCACAGGTTTCCGCAGATCCGAGCGAAGGCAACGATCTTGCTCGCAAATCGTTCATCGATTCGCAGCTCCAAGTTCGCGACAATCGTCTGACCGCAGTTGAAGGTCGTGCGACCGATCTTGAAGATGCTATGTCCGTTGTCCAAGGCGACGATTCGACCGAAGGCTCGATCGCTAAGGCAAAGAAAGACGCTCTCGACTACGTCAACCAAAAGATCAGCGACCTGATCGGCGGCGCTCCGCAGATGCTCGACACGCTCAAGGAGCTTGCCGACGCAATTGCAAACGATCCGCAGCTCGCCGCACACATCAGTTCACAGATTGGGTCACTCAGTGATCGTCTTGATGTGCTTGAAGGCGATTCTTCCGTCGCTGGTTCCGTGCTTCATGCGGTTGAAGAAGAAAAGCAACGAGCACTTGGAATTGAAGGCGGCCTTCGCGACGATCTCTCTACAGAATCTCAGGCAAGGTCCTCGGCAGTCAGCCGCATTGACACGAAAGATGCCCAGCAGGATGAGCGCATTAGCTCGCTAGAGGGTCAATCCGTTAGCGGCAGCACCTATGCTCAGGGCGTATATGGACAGCTATCGCAGGAAATTGCAGACCGCAGAGCGGCAATTCTACAGGAGGTGAGCGACAGAAATTCGGCCATTTCCGACGCAATTAGCCAAGAAGTTACCGATCGCAACTTTGCTATTTCTCAGGAGGCCAGCAGCAGAAATCAAGCGATTTCTCAGGCTATTGACACAGAGACGCAACGCGCCGATGCCAAGTATTTTTGGCAGGATGGAAGTCAGCCCCTTACCGGTCACATGGATGCAGGCGGCTACAAAATCCAGAACATTAGCACTTTGGGGGCCGGAATTATTGAGGGTGTTTCCAACCTTCACATGACCAATAAAATCCGCGATCCAAACCATCTTGAACAAGATGGCAATACGGAATCAATGGTGCTTGATGTTTCCGCTAGAAAGCTTGGATCTATCGACGGAACACCGGTGGTGGATTTCTATAGCTCAGAAGAATTCCAGCATCTGTCAGACGTCAACATGATGGGATATTCCATCAGAGGAATTGCAAATGCTGTCGATCCTCAAGACGCAGTCGCCTATTCCCAGCTCAATAGCATTAACCAAAGCCTTGGTGATCGTCTAGACGTATTGGAGCAAGATCCGACTTCAAAAACCTATGTTGACAATCAGATCATTTCTGCAAAGGGATACGCCGACCAAAAGGTTGCGGATCTCGTCGCAAGCAGCCCAAGCACACTTGACACCCTCAAGGAACTTGCTGACGCTCTTGGTAGCGATCCGAACTTTGCAACGACCGTAACAAACAACATTGGCAATGAAGCGACCGCTCGCGCAAATGCCGACTCCGCACTGTCCGGTCGCCTTAATGTTATCGAAGGTTCTGGAGTTGGTTCGGTGGCCAAGGCTTTGGTTGACGCAAAAGCCTACACCGATCAACAGGAAGCTCTCGACCTGAGGCTTGATGGCAGACGTGCAATGACCGGCGCTCTTGATATGGGATCCAAAAAGATCATCGGAATGGCTGATCCCACTTTGGCTCAGGACGCGGTGACGAAGTCGTATGCCGACACGGCTCTGGCCGGAAAAGCGTCGACGACGTTGAACAACCTCGGAACCACCGCAATCAACTCCGACCTGCTTCCGGCAACGGACGCAAGCAAGGCGCTGGGTAGTTTGGCCCTTTCGTACACGCAGCTTTATTCGCGTGGCGTATCGGTCACGAGTGCAACCGGAGTTCCAAGCTCTCAAATCAACCACACGAGCGGTCAGGCATTGTGGCAGACGGTGGGATCTTCGCCAGCAGCGATTAAGATTCAAACCGGGAACAATTCCGCAGCAGCCAGCAGCGCAGTATTCATCACGACAGGAAGCGCCCCAGCAGGAAGCGCAACTGGAGCCGTGACGATTACGACCAGCGCAGCAGCGGGATCGGGCGCATCGGGCAATATCTCGATCGCAACCGGAACCGTGGCCACTGGCACTCGTGGTTCTGTGTCCATTACCGGCTCCTCGCTCATTCTGAACAGTATCAAGATTCAGGGCGTGGCCAATGGATCGGTCTCCAGTGATGCGGCAGCTTACGGACAGGTTACGGCCGCTCAGTCGGCTGCCCAAGCCTATGCCGATGCAGCCGTTCTCGTGGAAAAGAACCGGGCCCTTGGCGTTGAAGGTGGGCTCAACACCCGTCTTTCAACTGTTGAGGCTTTGCAGCTCCCGTCGCTGCAGTACGTCAAGGTCACTGTGACCTCGGCTCAGGTGGCTTCGGGTCAGATCGACGTTGGCTCGTCCATCGTCGGCACCCCGTTCGTGATGCGTGAAGGCGTCATGGGCCGCCCGGGCGTTGACTTCACGGTCAGCGGTTCGGTGATTTCGATGGGATCGGAATGGGCGGGCTCTAGCTCGATCAGCCCGATCGCAGAAGGTGACGAAATCTTCGTGTACTACATGAAGATGGTGAGCGTGTTTTAAATCGCTGGACCTCACCTTTCTACTTTGCCGCAAGGCAGTAATTGGGTAGGAAGATAGTCCAAGCAGCATTGTCCTCCAATTCAATGCGAGGTGGGGGCGTGATCCGAAAGGGTTGCGCCCCCGCTTTTTTGCCGCTAGTCTAGCGCCATGACATCTATCGCAGCGCAGGCAGGCGGCCTACAGACCAGCATCTTCCAAGTCATCAGCCCTGGGACAAGCTCTCAGGTAGCCATCGGCGCGGCATCGGTCCAAGGGTCGGCCCCAAGCGACGGAGTGACCATCCTCCGGTTCTTCGCAACGGCTGACTGTTACCTCGCCTTCGGAGCCAACCCCACGGCAAGCTCGAGCGCCATGTTCCTTCCGGCGGGCTTCATCGAGTATTTCGAGATCAAGGCGGGCGAGAAGTACGCCGTGATCCAGGCTAATAGCACCACCGGGACGCTCTATGTCACTGAGGGATCGACCTCGTGAGCGGCGTGGGTCTAGGGGCCGGTGCCTGGCTCCAGGGGATGCTGAACACGCTGAAAGCGAACCTGATCGGCGGGATCTACTCCATGCCGAACGGGACGGACACCTTCACGGTGAGCGGGCTTTCGCTCGGGACCACGAACTACGCCGTCGTGATCACGATCTCGAATACGGTTGATGTGAGCGTCAGGCATCTCCATGCGAACGTGACAGCCAAGACGGCAACCAGCTTCACCTTCATGACCGAACAGACGACCGACCACGCCAACTACAAGGCCGAATACCTGATCTACAAGCTCTGACACTTTGCCCTTGCGTGAGCCCGGAGTCCGACTGATTCTCTAGGCTATGCAAGTCCACTGCCCGCACGACCGCATGGTCGGCACCAAGGAACTGAAGGCCCACCCCCAGAATAGAAACCGGCACCCGGCGGATCAGGTCGAGCGCCTGGCCAAGATTCTCGAGTACCAGGGATGGCGCTATCCCATCAAGGTCTCCAAGCGTTCAGGCTTCATCACCTCGGGCCACGGGCGTCTCGAGGCGGCCAAGCATTTAGGCTGGAAGGAAGTCCCGGTTAGCTTCCAGGATTACGAGGACGAGACGCAGGAGTACGCCGACGTCCAGTCCGACAACGCAATCGCAAGCTGGAGCGAGCTGGACCTAAGCGCGATCAATGCGGACATTGGGGATCTGGGGCCTGACTTCGATATTGATCTGCTCGGGATCAAGGACTTCGTGATCGAGCCCGCCGACAAGCTAGACCCACAGTGCGACGAGGACGAGGTGCCAGATGCGCTACCAGAGCCCAAGGTGATGCGAGGCGAGGTCTATGTGCTTGGGAAGCATAGGCTCATGTGCGGGGATTCGACGGCCATCACGGATGTTGAGCGTCTATTTGACGAAAACACCGCAGACATAACTTTCACAAGCCCACCTTACAACGCCGCAAAAAATGATCATTTGACCGGACGGGTCTCAGGATTTGATAGAAAATATAAACAGCACACCGATGAACTTTCAGACGACGATTACTTGGATCTCCTGTGCGGGTTCACTGGAATTGCAGTGGCAAAAAGCCGCTATGTTTTTGTGAACCTTCAACTGTTGACGCACAATAGAAACCCGCTGTTCCGTTATCAGTCAAAACATCAGGACTTGATTAAAGACATTTTGATCTGGAACAAAAAACAGTGCCCACCGAACATTGTCAAAGGCGCGTTTAATACAAAATGGGAATATGTTTTCTGCTTTTCAAACGACACGAAGACGCGAGGGTTTCCTTGTGAATGGCAGGGTAAATATCCGAATGTTGTGGAAACGGAATCGAATTCCGGAAACGAGTTTGCCAATGACCACAAAGCAGGGTTTCCAGTGTCGTTTCCAATCTGGTTCATCGAAAAGTTTGATTTTGCAAAATCGATATACGATCCGTTTTGCGGAACCGGGACAACGCTAATTGCGGCGGAAAAACATGGTCGTCAATGTTTCGGTATGGAACTAGACCCGCACTACTGCGGTGTCATCCTTGATCGTTGGCAGAAATACACGGGCAAGAAAGCCCACCGAGAAGATGGCAAACCGTGGGATGAGATCAAGGCGGAATAATGGCACGACCTAAGCTCAAGATCGACCCAAAGCTCGTCCAAGACCTGGCAGCCCTCGGATGCAAGAACAACGAGATCGCCGTCGTGGTGGGGTGCTCGACCGATACCCTCGAGAAGCGTTTTGCGGGTGAAATGTCAAAAGGGCGTGAGAACCTGAAGATTTCGCTCAGGCGTTGGCAGCTTGAGGCCGCGAAGAAGGGCAACGTAGCTATGCTGATCTGGCTCGGGAAGCAGATGCTAGGCCAGACCGAGAAGATCGAGCAGACCACCGAGGCGAAGGTCGAGGCGAAAGCGGAGATCACCTACACGGCCCAATGGGGCGGCACGAGCGAGCCTTCGAGCCCGGGCGAGGGCTAGGCCATGCGCCTCAAGCTCCAGCTCTACAAGCCCCACGAGAAGCAGCTCGAGTTTCATAGCTCCGGGGCACGCTACCGGGTGGCGTCCTGGGGCCGTCAGTCGGGCAAGTCCACGGCCTGCCTGAACGAGCTGGTGAAGCGTGCTTGGGAGAACCCGGGGACGAAGTATTGGTTCGTGAGCCCGACCTATCAGCAGGCTAGGATCCAGTACCGCAGGCTTATCGGGATGCTCTGGTCCTGCCCCGAAGTCATGGTCAAAAAGAACCAGACGGAGCTTCGGGTCAAGCTCATCAACAACTCGGAGATCAGCTTCCGGTCGGGCGAGAACTTTGACAACCTCCGAGGCGAGACCCTGCACGGCGTGGTGGTCGATGAGGTCCGCGACCAGCACCCCGAGCTCTGGCCTCAGGTCCTGCGTCCAATGCTCACGACCACGAAGGGATGGGCCGCGTTCGTGTCCACCCCGAACGGGTTCGATGCCTTCTATGATCTGGCCGAGCGGTCTAAGACAGACCCCGATTGGGCGTTCATGTCGGCCCCGTCGAC